CCACGCAACGGGATCTCCCGTTCCATTCGCACCCCAACGAATGGGGTCGAAGTTCAGCTTAATCATCTGCTGAACAAGTGGTCCTGAGGCACCCTCAGGATCACGCATAACAAATTGCCCGTTATGCATCGCACGTACAATACAGGACGTGCGGGTCTGGACCTTTGAGTCCAGATCCTTGGGAGGAAAACCCCACCCACCGCACGAAGGTGCGGCGTAGGGGTCCAACCCAAGCTTCCTGGCAACAGCCAGGTGAGCCCTACACGACTTCCGTGTAAGGAAATGGAGCCTCTTCAATGAAGCTCCATGACGGATCAGCATCAACCACTGATCCGGCTGCAAGGGTTCTCCCCTGCAGAAGCTTCGGATAGAAAAATCCGAACAGCGGACGAGGGTCTTTTTCTCTCGTCTGTAGGTGACTTCACAGAAGACACCCATAGTGTCGGAAACGACACTCTTCTTGGTATTAACCAAGAATCCCACTTGCTCACAAAGCTTGTGGTAGTGGCTGATTTGGAAATCAGTCCACAGGGCAATGAGATCATCGCCCTTGATCCGAAAACTATGTGTCGGATCCACTACACGGCAAATCGCGTAGTGTGCCAGTGAAAGCACCGGCCACGAAGCTGGGAGACCCATAGAGGTCCCCCGGCAAACGGCGACACCGTCAACGGTGTCGGAGCATACCAAATATAATGGTATGCCATACCTCTTACAAATCAAACTGATAAGAGGTCGCCCCAGCAAATCAGTTGCTGCGGTAAGGTCAGCGCTAAAAATGCGCGACCGTCGATAAGCTTTTGGAAAGCTGATCGTACCGAGTTCAGGATCAGAGATCGACTCGGAAACCGTCACATTAGATTGACGGCGTAGGAGTGCGAATAATGCACGCCTAGCGCGGTGGCTGTGTGCCACCACGACCGAAGGGTTCTTAGTAACCATTCGGACCTTGGCACCCTGCTCCGCTATAAAGAGAGCAGTGGAGTGACAAGGCTGCGGATGCAAACGCTTTGCATCTGTGAACTCGCGGGTAGCAACCACGCGGTTCAAGCCAGACCCTGGAAAGGGCAGCTTAGCGGACATGTTCCATGTCCGTAGGAGTGAGGCTCTACCTCCCTCCTTACGTGTACGTTCAGTACACGATGCACCTGACAATAAATCGCCAGGTGTGAGTTCCCCGATCTTAACATCAGGGAAACTATCCACGATCCTACGGATAGATCGCGGCACAGTCCGATTAAAAGGACTGGTTAACCGAGACATAGTAAGTTCTCGGGCCTTCTGAACCTGACGTTCAGAAACCTGGGGCAGACCCCGGCCAAGCCGGGTGAACTGCAGCAGGACTGATTGCTTCTTGCAATCAGATAGTATCCTAGGGAGGATCACACCCTTCTCCTGACGAGAAGGAGTGCCTCCAGAAAGGATACAGAGGCGAACCTTCGAAAGGTTCCCCTTGAGATTCAGGAGAACTGAATCCCTATCTGCGTCAAACGCAGAACAGA